ATTGAAGAACACGCTAAGAAGCAGCGGATGAATGTGCTCCCCAGCACGGCGAGTAAACCCATGCCGACCGCTCTTCCTCCTGGCGAATCCATGCAATCTTCTGTCAACGGTTAATTGCCATGAACATCACCCAATACCACACCGTCCTTACCACAACCACCGCGGGCCTGCTCCGCCAGGCCGGTTGCCAGATACTCGCCGCCAGCGCCATCAATGGTAGGCCCTGGCTCAAAGCCAGGATGCCGGCGCAGCTTACCCCGGATGCCAGGCGGCATATCCTTTCCCTCGCCTGGCAGGCCCCGGCCATCGTGGAATGGAGGGCGTACTGATGGCCATGACACGGGCCGACTGGGATATCTTCCAGACTAATCGGGAAAAGGTCCTGGATATCCTGAAATCAAACCCGGGCGATTATTTCAGTGCCAAGGAAATCGCTAACTGTCTTCAGGACGAATTGTCATGCGATCTGAATCCGCTTCAGGTTGGAAAAGTGCTTTCCAATGGTTATAAGGACGGACTGGTAACACGGCAATACGATGGCTCCCAATTTACTTGGAGCATCGCCCCAGCCGGCGAGGGCTGGACGCCTAAGCCCTACGATTGGCGACACGCGAAGGGTAAGGATAAGCCGTCAACCGACGTACCGGCCAAGGAGACGCAACTGGGAACAAAGTCCTATGCCGACATTCGCCTGGCAAAGATCATGGATGCCTTGGACGACACACCCATGGAAGAGCCCACGCATGCGATCTGGATTCCAAACGAACCATCACCCACCGGCGCACAGAAAGATAATCACATGACAACCGTTCAAACAACGTGCAGTGGCTCCTGCGCTAATCACGCCAAAGCCAGCGAAGCTCAGGAAACCATCGAACAAGAGGCTGAACGTAAACGGGTTCACGAGGCCCAGGTAGCGCGTGAGGCTTTGATTGTCGCTCTACTTGGTTATAGCGACGAAAAGCTCGGTGCGGATTCTGGATGGAAGCGTCTTCGCCGGGTTTCTACCTACTTCGGGCTGGATGAAAGCTATGCCGAGTGATGCCTCCTTCCATGCCGAGCGGAAAACCGGAATCGGCGGCTCGGACATCGCCGCCATCCTGGGCATGTCACCCTGGCGGACGCCTTACGAGGTCTGGCTGGAAAAGACCGGGCGCAGTGATCCGCCTACTGGCACCCTGGCCATGCGTCATGGGACCTATGTCGAGGAGTTCGTCGCCCGCGAATATGCCAGTACCACGGGACGGCAGGTAGAACGCTATAACGCCCTGCTGCGTCACCCTGATATTCCGCTGATCGGCCATATCGATCGGCTCGTTATCCCCGACGGGGCCAAGATTGCTAGTCATAAGCGGGTAATTCGGACCAATCGCGGGCTGGAGTGTAAGGCAGTCAACGCCTATTCCCTGGGGCGGGATGGCGAATGGGGCGAGCCCGGTACTGATCAGGTACCGAAGCAATACCTGCTCCAAGTCGCAGCCTATCAAGCTCTGACCGGCTGCGAGTTATGGGACCTGGCGGCCCTGTTCGGCAACAATCAATTCAGGATTTACTCATTCCGGCGCGATCCTGAACTGGAGGACTATATTCTGACCGAGGTCGATGACTGGTGGCGCCACTATGTCGAGGCGGATACCCCGCCTGACCCACAGACAGCGGCAGAGGCTAAGCTACGCTGGCCAAGGCACAGTACGGGCAAGATCCTTCAGGCCACGGTGGATATCCGCGACCGGCTTCATCGGTTGGCACAGATCAAGGCCAATATCCGGGAACTGGAAGACATGGAACAGGCGATCAAGGACGCGCTCTATCCAGCCCTGGCCGATGCCGAGGTGGTAACGGATGCCGGGGAGGAAATCGCCAGTTTCCGGGCCAATAAGGATAGCCAGAAGATTGACTTCAAAAAACTAGCATTAGACATGCTGGCCAATTTAGACCCTAACGAACAGACCAAAATACTAGATACCTATGCAAAGTCCATCCCGGGCGCCCGCGTCCTGCGCCTGTCTAAATCCCTGGAAATCACATGACACAGCTAACCTGCGATACCTGCCAGCATTGGGATTCAGTTCTGATCCGCCACCGCGGTAAGCCGGAAAGCCTATGCCGATGCTTGAACAGCGCCGATTACCGGCGATACGTCAACGCCTATCACACCTGCCACTGGCATAGCGCCATGGCTGAAAAACTACCGGCGCACACGGGAGAATCCCATGACTGATATCCGCATCGATATTACAGAAGATCAGCTTAAAGCCATGGCTGGCGAAATGCGCGAGGGCCTGACCCCGAAGCACATTGATTTTCTAGTATCCCTTCGCAGTGATGCCCGAATGGCGGCAGAGACGTTCACCGAGGCCATCGCCGCCCAAGCGGAGAAGACCGGCATCAGCAAATCCGCCTTGCGCCGGTATATCTGCGCGAAGGAGAAGGACGCGCTGGAATCCCTGAATACCGAGAAAGACGACCTGGAAACCCTGCTGGAGATGAATTCATGACCGCTCAGATTGCAACCATCAACCGCCAACAAACCACTCCCGCATTGACTGGAACGCGCCAGATCGGCCTGACCCCACAATCCATCGACGAAGCCCTGAAGATGGCAGAAATGCTTTCCAAGTCCAGCATGGTCCCGAAGGACTATATCAACAACCCGGGCAACATCATCGTTGCTATCCAATGGGGCGCGGAAATCGGCTTGCCGCCACTTCAGGCCATGCAAAATCTGGCTGTCATCAATGGCCGCCCGGCGCTTTGGGGGGATGCTGTTATCGCGCTGGTACGCGGATCTGGCTTGTTGGAAGACATCCGCGAAGAGATCCATGACACCGAGGCTACCTGCACCGTCAAGCGCAAAGGCGAACAGCCGGTTACTCGCATTTTTAGTGTAGAGGATGCCAAGCGGGCCGGCCTTTACGGCAAGCAAGGTCCATGGCAGCAGTACCCAAAGCGCATGCTCCAGATGCGCGCGCGGGCTTGGGCCTTGCGCGATGTCTTCCCCGACGTATTGCGCGGGGTCCATGTGGCGGAAGAAGCCCAGGATATGCCAAACGAGCGGCCCATGGGCCAGGCTGAAGTCATCCAAGCCGAACCCACTACCAGCCGCACTGAGACGGTTAAGGCAACGCTGGCCAGCCGTGGCAAGGCCAAGGTATCCCCTGCCACCACGACGCCTGTAGCGCCCCAGGAGAGCGGTCCTGACCTTGCCATGGTGCTCACCCTGATTCGTGACGCGGGCACATACCGGGAACTGGATGGCGCGGCAGAAATGGCCGGACGGCTGGTTAGACAGGAGGATAAGGCTGAGGCACGGAAAGCATACCAGGCCCGGAAAAAGGCCATGCGCGAAGAGGCCGAGGAAGAGGCGCTGATCGAGCGCGAAGCGATCCAGGCGGAAGCCAACGAAACCCATCTCACACCGGCTGCCGCAGACTTTTTCCAGGGTGAAAGTTAATGCCTAACTATGCTGCCGTCACAATCGTCGGGCATCTTGGCCGTGATCCAGAAACAAAGTTCAGCCAGTCTGGAACCGCCATCACCAAATTCGCTATCGCCACTAGCCGTAAAAATGGCCAGGGAACCGAAACGACAACCTGGTGGCGCTGCACTAGCCTTGGCAAGCGTGGCGAGATCATCGCCCAGTATTTTAAGAAAGGGGACCCAATCCTGGTGCAGGGAGAACCTAGCCTGCAAGAATACACAGCCGGAGATGGCGCACTGAAAAACAGCCTGGAAGTCCTGGTCAATGACTTCTCGTTCATCAAAGGCAAGCGTGATTCTGGCGACGATCAGCCTGCACCAGACAAGGGGCAAGGTTATGGGAAACCAGCGTCCACTTCATCCTTTGATGATGACATACCGTTTTAATAGTGAGGAGAGAGATGAGCTTTCAAGACTTGGCCGAACAATCAGCTGCGTATGCGCAGCGCATCATGTACTTGGAACGGCAGCTCGGGGAGTGTACGGGTGCGCTCCAGACGATGCAGAAGCAGATAGATGAGTACGGCGTAGAGCCTATGCCAAACGGCGTGATGACTGCCCCAGACAAACACAAGCAGGCGCTCAGACAGCTAAAGGGGCTGGCCGGCTTGTATGGAAACTCTGGCAAGACCGCCGACAAACTGCTGGACGTGGTGGCTGAATTACTGGAGATTGAGCGATGAACCGACGCACCAGCCTAGCAATAGCCGGACTCGCCGCCGTGCTCCTTCTCATATTCCTCTACCTCCTAGCAACAGGAGCAACCCAATGACCAACCCGAAGCCCCTCCTTGGCCCTTGCGACTCTTACCAGATCGAACACTTTGTTGCGAAAAGGAATCGCCATGCGCTTCGGTGACGTAGTGATTCTGACGAGAGGATCAAGAGGCAGGCGTTCAGGTCCAGGCCATGAGCGCGAAGTATTGGCCCGATACATCGGGGCAAAAAACATTATGGTGTACTGTGAACTACTCGAAGATGATCCAGATGCGACAACAGCACCATTTAAAGCCGGTGAACGCGGCATCTGGCATGGCCGGTCTTTCATTCGGAAGGTAGAAAAAAATGCACAACCCTAAACCACTCCTCGGCCCTTGCGACTCTTACAAGCTAGACCCGTTCTCTTGGGAGGATCTATGAAAATCAGCGAACTGATCGAAATGCTCCAGACAATGAAAGAAGAGCATGGGGATTTAGATGTTGAAACCATGGTAGGCGGCAAGCGATGCACGCTTAAAGAGCCGAGGCTCGCCTACCGTTGCATACTAAAGCCAAATGAGATTAATCAACGATTCTGGAGTAATTACGATCCAGTCGACCGTCTTGGAGACCCGGTTTGCCGAGTGGATTAAAAGGGCTGCGGTTATGACGAAGCGCGTACACAAAACAAGCGGAGAATAGAATGAACAGATCGAAACCCCTCCTCGGCCCTTGCGACTCTTACCAACTCGAACCATAGGAGATACCTCGATGAGAAAAAACGATCCGTATAGAGATTGGACCCCAGCAGATAGGAGTGACGCATGGAGGAGAGGAAATAAAGGTGAGTGCGAACGCTATGACAGAGACCGAGACTCATCTGAAAGGGCCTATGAAGAGTGGTTAAAAGGGGGCGGTTTCCGTGACCCACAACCAGACAATCGTTTTTCTTAACTTGGGAGTTTACAAAACATGCGTAAGCCTTTACTCGGTCCGTGCGACAGCTATCAATTAGAGCCTTTTGAGTATGAATGGGCGTGGACGATGGCTTTTGCTCAAGAGCAAAACAACTGGAGCCCGAATGAGATCCAAGTCGGCCCCGACGTGGCCGATTACAAAGACCCCACGCTGGACCCCAAGCACCGCCATTTGTTTGTCTCGGTGATGGCCCAGCTTACGACCTTCGACATCGAGCGCGGGGACGACGCGGCGGAGACCTTCCTCTCGGTGTTTCAGCCCGCGGAGATCCGTCATTTCTTCAAGCGGCTCATCTGGGAGGAGGCACTCCATACCCGCTCCTACCGCTACGTCATCGAAAATCTGGGAATCCCGCTCAGCATCTATGACACCTGGAAGGAAGTGCCGGCAATGAAGGCGCGGGTGGAGATGGCTAAAGATGTGTCTAAGCTCGTCGAGATAATGGTCGTAGAACACCTGTGCAACAAAGTGCGGTTTTACGATCAACCGCTTTACAGAAAGCAAGCCCTGCTGCGTTCCCTCGTCTTCTGGTTCCTCATCTTCGAGGGTGTCTGGTTCTGGGTTTCCCTGCTTGGCCCGGTGCAGCAGCTCGCCCGCTTGGGGCGCTTCAAGGGCGGGGCGGAACAGTTCACCTATATCGCCCGCGATGAATCCCAGCATATCGGCTTTGGCGTGGCCCTGATCCGCGAGTACATGGCGCAGTACCCGGAGGCGGTCACTCAGGAGCTGGTGGCCCAGATCGAGGCGGATGCCCGTCGCGCTATCGACCTGGAGCGCGAGTACATCGCCTACTGCCTGAAGGATGGCCCCATCCTCGGCTACTCGGTTGAGGAGCACGTCGCCACGGCCAAGTTCTTCGCCAACATGCGCCTGGGATCGGTTGGCCTGCCCCAGCCCTTCGACGATGCTTACCACGCCTTCCCCTGGATGGCGGAACAGATAGAGATCCGCAAGGAAAAAAATTTCTTCGAGACCCGGGTTACGGAATATCAATCTGGCGGTGCATTAATTTTCGAGGAGTCCGTCGATCGTGATGATGATTGGGGGATTTACTGGAGGGCATGAAATGACTACCACAATTTCACCCACTACGGCATTCGCCTATAAAGCGGTGCTCTTTGTGTTTTGGCCGATACCCGCCGCGATACTACTCCTGACATTCGCGGCAATACTTGTCGTTGCGTGGCCAGCGATCTGGTTTGCCAGTATAGAACGCAACAAATTTGGCAGCCTGGAGATCAAGTTGAAATGACCGACTCCCACGAAAACACCCCAGCCGCCATACCGCTGGAAGTACTAGACTTGGTGCGCTTCCTCTGCGCCACCTGGAAAAAGATAGATCACTGGGCTTACGAGCATGTGGGCGGTGAGCCCCTGTCCAGCTATCCGGTGATCGAGGGTCTACACAACCAGATAAGTTTGGAGCGTATTGGTGACCAACCCTACGACGTGAACAACATCAAGCCCGCTATTCGGTGGATGTTGAGTGGTGCATACAGCGTAGGACCAAGTCGTCCATTGGAGGCATGAAATGAGCCACACCCCTGGACCCTGGAGCTATGCCGTCACCAGCGGCACCAACTACACCAAGATATTCCTGCACGGCCTTGGTCGTGCAGATAAGACAAAAGGCTCAGACTCACTGCGCGGCTACTGCGGTGAAGCCAACGCTAGGCTAGTAGCGGCAGCCCCAGACCTGCTGGCCGCTCTGCTGGATATGGTCAACCACCCAGGATCGGAGTCGCTGAGTGCAGCTAGGGCGGCCATCGAGAGGGCTACAGGAGGGCGATGAAATGAGCACCGCCGAAATCAACAAATTGACCCGCTATCTGGAAGAACTGGACGGCATCCAGTCTTCTCTTCTGGCCCATACCTACGCTGTTGAGTCCGCAAGTGAACTAGGGGCGGTAGCGTTAGAGATGCCACCCGTTATTTGGGTCGCTGCTGTGACACAAATGCAGCGCCTGAAAGACGACATGCGCTCAGGGCTGATGTTAGTCACGCTAAAGGAAAGCAAACAAAAGCCACAATCAGATGACCCACTGGAGGGCGTGAAATAACATGCAGTGGAAGCCCATTAAGACAGCCCCGAAAGACAGACTCATCCTCGTAGCTTTTGTGGCTAGAGGGGATGTTTATCCAACAGTTCGGGAAGCGCGCTGGCACGAGCGTAATGGCGCATTCTGTAGCGCAAATGGAGTTGTTGTCTACGACACTGCTTACGCTTGGTGCGATTATCCAGAACCGCCCGATAACCCGATGGAGGACACGAAATGAAAGAACACCCAGAGGATTTTAGCCTTCGCGTCGAATACGTATTACACGCCTTCAATCGCCTAACCGAACATTGCGATTATAAATGCCCAGATAGTCATGGCTGTCGCCACACAAAAAATGACTTCGAGTGTTGGGTTAGCAATTGCCCGCTGTTGCATCAAGCCGAGCGTTACCATGAATGACCGGCCCGTAACCCCAACCGAAATCAAACCTGTCTGCGTCTGGGAGCTGCGCCTCCGTTCCCATCGTTGGAAGTCGGATCTACTTGCCACGGACTGCGGGCGGTTGAAATTAGTGCATTGTCTGGACGAAAAATCCGCCGATCGGATTTGTCGGCATTGCGGTAAACACGTTGAGTATCGAGAAATAACCGAATGATCTTAGCTGACGACATCACCCGCTGCGCCGATGAAAGCTGCCCGTGGAAACACACGTGCCGGCGCTGGACCGAGCGCGAGAAATCCAGATCGGGTAATCATCTTTCAACGGCACAGACGATGCGGGACTACTTGATGAAACGGTGCGAGTACCGCATTCCGACAGAAATTCCCGCGTGACCCCATGACTCCATACCTAACCCTTTCTGAAGCTGCAAACCTGGCCAACCTCCCCGAGGAGGAGTTTGCCGCCCGCGCCCCAGGGATGGGGATCTTGCCCTTGGCCTGGATGGGTGCCATCCTGTATCGACGAGCAGACATCGAGGCGAGCATGGATCAGGCATGGCAGGAAAATATCTCCGCGGTCAGACGTGGTACATCACCTGGGTCGAGGGCAGGCGGCAGATCCGCCAGCGCCTTGGCCCAGTTACCGAAGCCGAAGCCGAGGCGGCCAGGGTCGCACAGGAACAGGCCCGCGGCCATGCCGCCCTCGCCGGCCCGCAGTTCTTGAGCTATGCCGTCACCTATGGCCAGTGGCACAGCCAGGAATACCCCGACAGTTATTACCGGGTGGAACAGATCCTCCGCCAGCACCTGATTCCCTACTTTAAGCGCCGCCCTTTGCTCACCATAACCACCGACCTGGTGGATGATTACAAACGCCAACGCTTCACGGATGGCGCCGCTTCCGGGACGGTCATCAAGGAGATTCGGACCCTCAAGGCCCTATTGAATCACGCTGTTGAAACGGGCGTGATAACCCACAATCCCGTTCAGTACGCCAAGGCACCCCGGGACCTGGCCAGCCGACCGCCCCGGTGGTACACCAAAGAGGAGCTTGGCCTGATCTACGCCACGGAACTGACGATCCCGAAAGAGGCCACCACGGAAGACGCGGAACTACATCGCCAGTACCGCTGGTCTTGGCAGTTGATGGTCAACTCCGGTATGCGCCGCGGCGAAGCCATCAAGCTCAAGTGGGCCGACATCGGCCAGGATGAACTGCGCATCGTCTCCGAACCCGGTGCTCGTACCAAGTCCGGGAAGTGGCGCGTCGTTCCCATCACCCAGGGGGCCGCCGAGGCCATCGAATCCCTCCGCCGTCCGCGGGAGTTTGTCCTCCCCCAGGTAACCCCTTACTCACTGACCCGGGCCTTTAGCCGCACCCTGGGCCGGGCGGAACTGACTGGATCGGTGCATGCTCTTCGTCACACATTCTGTAGTCAGCTTGTCCAGGCCGGCATCCCACTACGCACCGTGCAGGTCCTGGCTGGGCATTCCAGCATCCGCATCACCGAGAAATATGCCCACCTGGCACCTTCGTCCTTGCGGGATGCGATTGTTGGGTTGCGGTTGTGATGAGGCGAAAGTGGCGTCCCGTAGGGGATATCGAACCCCTGTTGCCAGCGTGAAAGGCTGGAGTCCTAGGCCACTAGACGAACGGGACAGTGTGATATGGGATATCTGGGGATATGTCGGTTTTGGCAATTTCCTTTCAGCTTCATCAACTTAAGGTCATGTTGTCGCCGTGAAAGGGCGCGAATTATGTCCCTAGTGAACTGATAAACAAGCAAATTATTTCAGCCTGGCGTGATACGCTATCACGCGAAACAATAAAACACGGTTAAACATGAGGTTTGTCAACATGGCTATCGACGAAGAAGAAATGCAGCGCCACATGGAAATTGATCGGGTAAGAAGGGAGCGGGTTAAGAGGATGGAGGAACAAGAAAAGCAATCGGAGCTAAAGCGTCTAGCCAAAGCAGAGAAAAAACGGCGGACTAGGCGCCGCGACCGCATAGCGGAGGCGTTGTTTCTGGCTTTGGTTGAAACGCAGCATGTAGTACGGACTGGTGTTAGCACAGGTGACCTGCTACCCCTCGCCAGATTCGCCTACGCTGCCGCCGATGCCCTGGAAAGCGCCCGCCCCCTCATTGCGCAGCCATCCGCGTCCGCCGCTGGAACATCCTGACGAAACCGTCATAGATGCGCATTTCATTGAGTGCCATGCTGCGCAGTTGCCGGCGCTTGGCTGCCAGTGGCAGTTTCGGGTTGAGTTTCACGGCATCGTAAAAATCCCGCGCCCGCTTGATGCGCTTACTGGTCGCATCAGCCACCGCCGCCATGCTGATCAAGGCCCGGTTCTCCCGCTGATAGGTCGCCATCTCCTCGAAGCGCCCCAGTTTCTTAAAGCGGCTGAAGGTCTCCTTGGCCGCCTTTGCCTCCTCCACCGCCTCGTAATAGCGGGACCTAGCCTCCTGCACATCGGGAACCGTCGCAAACTTGCGTAGCAATGGCACCTCGCGTACATCCAGGTCGTCTGCGCCGCGGGCTTTTAACTGGACGACATCAGCCACGCCGGAGACAAATGCCCCGGCGCCGCCAGTTCCCGTGCGCCATAGGTGTTTTAGGGTTTCCGGGCTGACATCCAGCCCCGCCTGCTCCAAGGCCCCCGCCAGTTCATCGGCCCAGGTGCCCTTTGTTCCCCGCCACATCTGATCCCGGTCAAACTCGGCTGTCTTGAACGGCTGTTCCGGGTAGAGCGGCGTACCAAAGCTCGTGCGGTTGTAGGCCGGTGCCGCCGCGATCTGCCAGGCGGTTGGTCCCAGGAAAGTCACCGCCTGCTGTAAGTCGGGATTCTTGCCCGCGACCATGGCCCCAAAGGGGGTGAACTCCTCGATGAAGGAAGTGGCCAGGTGCCAGGGCAACTTCCCGATTTCACCAGTACGCTGGGCATCCGCCAGGCCGCGCCCAAGGTTGGCGAAGAAGCCATAGCCATAAGGGATAGGCAACTTAACGAACCCGCTCCCGGTGCGAATGATCAGATTGCGGGAACGATCATACTCACTGATCTTCTCATACTCATCGTCCTCGTCCTCGTCCCCGGCCGCCAGCAAGGACGCCAAGTACAGGGTGCCCACCAGGCTACCGGAAAATGCCCAGGCTTGGCCCTTATGCGCCCCCTTGAAGTGGGCATGGGCAATGGCCGCCGTGCCCTGTACCGAGGCATTGAAGAACAGCCACCAGGCATTCATCGCCAGCCCAAGCTCGCCTTTGCGGTTGAAGTTGACCGTGGTGTTCTTCGCCGCCGAGGCCGCTGCCACCCGCCCCAGACCACTATCGCGCATCGCTTGATAGATGGACAGCCGCATCGCGTTCTCGCCCGCCTGATTGAGCTTCTCGATCCACGAGATGAACGGCTTGAGCACCTCGCCAATCGCCGCAGTGATGGCGCTACGGTAGTTGCCCTCGCGGACGTTGCTCATCACCCCCTGCATCTTGGCATATTCCGCCGCCACGTCCGTCCCGACTCGCTCCAGGTCGTCTAGGTACGCCGCCCCGGTATTGCCGCCATCGGCCCGGTAGTCGCGGATGCTTTGGGTATCCTTAGCCGGGTCACGGGCATGACGCAGCAAGTCCATGAAAGCCCGCGGATACCGCTTGACCGCCCGCAATGCCACCTTCATTCCCTGCTCGCCGCTAAGATTGGCAATGCCCGTGGTGAAATCGCGCATCAGATTGACCAGCAGGAACTCCGGGTTGTAGCTGGTATACGCCTTGCTCAGATAGGTGTTGAGCACCCGCCCGGCCCGCAGAATCGGGCCAAGCGCCTCCTGCCCCAGGTTGGCATAGGCCCGGGCCAGCAGGTCATCGTTCAGTTGCAGGCGGATCTCATGCCCCGCCTCATAAACCATGATCTCGTTTTCCGCCAGCATCGGACTGGCCATCAGTACCACCTGGGGGTCACTGCTGCGGATGATGTCGAAGTCGGAGTTACTGCGCCCGGTCTTTGAGACCGCCTCCCGCAGGTGAATGTGCGCCGCCTCCAGCGACGTGAACGACTCGACCGGGGTGCCGTGGAAGGTGACGACGTAGGCGGTGTTTTTCTTGAGCACCTGCCGACGCTTGGGTTTCGAGACCGAGATGATGTCCGGGCGCTGCATCTCCAGGGCCATTTGCAGGACGTGACGGGCGATCACCGCCTTCTCTGCCTTCATGATGGTGCGTTCGCGGTCATTCAGCATCTGCTCGATGATCCACTCCCCGCCCTCGCGCACCGGATGGCCTAGGGCGCGTTGTTCCTTGTGGCGCACCTTGAGGCCCTTGCCGGTGCCGAAGATGGCTTGATCCTCTGGCCCGCCCTTCAGTGGCACATAATGCTGATACTTGTTGCGGAAGGCGTCGGCCATCTCGGGGGTGATGAGGCCCGCTTGCACCTTCATGTCCAGGCTCTCGTCCGCAATTTTGCGCCAGGCATTGGCGATCCGTTTCAGTTCAGGCGACGCCGCCGCCAGGATGTCCCGCGCCTCCTGGGTGGCCATGCCCGATCCGCCGTCAGGGAAGCGATCATTGATCTTGGCAATCGCCTCGTTGCGTTCCTCGGCATGTTGAGCATGAAGGAACTGGGCGATGTCCGCCATCTTGAAGCCCGCCTGCTGGCTCTTGGCGATCAGCGGCTTGAGGGTCTGCTCGCGGAAATCCTCGATCTGATTGGCGACCCGCGCATGGAAGCGTTCCTCGGCACGGTAGACATCGGCGGATTCACTGAGCGTTATCCCCTGCTCCTTCAGCCAGTCCTGCACCACGCGGAAGCGGTTGAACTTGTCCTGCACCACCCGCTGGGCTTGACGGAAGCGCGTCTCGGCCGGGGGTGCCGGGGGCGTCTGGGCCTGGTTGGGGGAGAGGCTAAAGCGGATGTCGGGGTTGGTGGGGTTGACAACTGTCTGAAAATCAACTACCGTGAATGGTGTGCCACTAGAGGAAACGCCATGAAAACCAAGGTCGATTGCGCTGTTTGTGGAATCAGTTTTTTCGTTTGGCCAAGCAAACTCGCCAGAAATTCTAGATTCTTCTGTTCTACCGACTGTCACAACATAGGAAGAAAGACTGGAAGCACCAGAAACGGATACAAGGTTATTTCCGTCGACGGAAAGCAAGTCCTCGACCATAGGGTTGTTTTCGAGAAAGCGACCGGAATCTTGCTCGATAAATCCATTCACATCCATCACAAAAATGGGGATAGGACTGACAACAGAATTGAAAACCTTGTTGCTGTCTCCAACCCCGATCACATTAGGATTCACAAGACCAGAAACGACATTTCCACCGACGATATTGCTCGGTTGTGGAACGATGGGCTTAGCACCAACGAAATATCCAAATTTGTTGGCTGCGGAAGAACGACCGTTAGACGCAGATTGCTGTCCGTCGGAATCGACCCGTCCGTAAGAACTTCCGTTCTTCAATGGGACCTGGAACAAGCTATAAATCTGAGACAATCTGGATGGAGCTTTAATGCTATCGGCGCTATTGTCGGAGTTACCGGAGGAGCTATCATCGCCGCGTTTAAGGCTCGCAACATTTGTTATTAGAATCGGGCGGCCTTTGTTGTCAGTGATTTCAGAGTCACCAAACAACCTCCAAAACGCACGGACCCCCTCCGCCGTCGGATGAATCAGCCGCCCCTCGCTATTACGGGTCGGGCGCTGCTGGCCGTCAACGTCGATGGTGGCGGGCATGTTGGCCGGTTGAACCCCGCTCTCTTCCGACGTATCCATCACCACCATTGCCGGGATGGATTCCACCCCCAATTTGTGCAGGGCCGCCAGTCGATGGCCGCCCTCAAGGACATAGGGACCTTCGTTGTCATAGACGACGATCAGCGGTTTGATTTCACCTGACGCCTTGATCTCCTTCGCCAAGCGGTCCACCCGCTGAAAATCATCAGCGGCATAGAACATCTGGTCCGCCGCTGCACCGGGGAACGCGGACAACGGCACTTCACGGATGCCGGGCAGGATGTCGTAAGACTCCAGGCTAGCCCCGATGGAATCCTGGTTAGGAACATCATCCAGCACGGTCAGGCCGCTTACCTGCCGTGCCGCTCGGGGCAACTCACCAGGATTCCTTGTCGGTTGCCCCGCTCCTGCCTGGCTAAACTGCGCCCCCGCCAACCCCGGCGACATCCCCGCCCCCTGCCTCTGCGCCCTAGCCTTCGCCCTTAACCCCGCAATCGCCAACCTCGCCAGATCCCGCGCCTGCAAATTCGCCAGCGCCCAGTTCTTCAGCCGCCCGTTGGGCAGATGCCGAATGATCGCCGTGCGCAAGGCCGACAAAAAGCCTTCCGCCCAGCGCCGCAACAGGGCCGGCTGCTGGTCGCCATTCAGATAATCCTCAATGGCATAAGCTCCCACTTCCTCGGTCACGTTACGGGCCGCCGTGTCGTCCGGGACTCGGGCCTTGGCCTGCTTCACCCAGGCCGTGTCGGCCTTCAGCAAGCCACTCAGGCGCTCCATCACCTGCCCATAGGTCTCAGTACCCAGGAGATCCCGTATCGTGCTGTGGAAGCCCTCATGGCCTGTCACGCCATCGAAGGTGCCTTCATCCAGCGCATCGAGGTTAAGGACCATCTGGCCATCAGCGAAGGTAGCCCCCTGGTAATCGGCCCCGCGGTTGACTAAACGCAAGATGCCGCTGTCGAGCAGGGCCTTGGCGGTCTTGGCGCCGAGGAGGTTGTTCAGGCGGGTGCGGGCGGTGGCTGGGGTGAGGCCGATAGCGCCCTGTTCGCCTTGTGAGAAATAGACCTTATCCGACCTGCGCTTCAGCAAAGGCCGTCCGGTTACCAGGATGCCGCTGTCTAGTTTGCGGCCGAAGGTTTCGGATGGAATAACCTGCTGCACATCCTCAACGACGATATCGCCCTCCATCGCTTCAATGGTGATGATGCGATAGCGCCCAAACCGGTCATAATCCTCTTCCAGTTGCGTGGCCCAGTTTTCCGGCTCGCTGGTGACATGTAACGCCGCGACATTCTCACCAGGCTCCAGCCCGACTGCACTTAGCAGGTTGGGTTCTAGTGTGCCATCCCCGACGGCATCCCAGACTACTCTTTGGAAAGTTTCGCCCGGTTGCGCATAACGCCAGCCCGCTCGGTCAAGCGCCAACTCATTGGCGTTTACATATTCCTGAACACGTTGCTGATTTTCACTTACTGAGATGCGGGTAAAGCGTTGCCGTGGACCAAGCGGCTCCATTTCTGACGCATCAACACCGAAGGTACCAAGTCCTTCCACGGTAACGAGATAATGGGTGCTGCTCCATTTGCTGGCAACTACACCCTCTTTTCCAGCAACCTTGCCGGCGCCTCCGGTGTAAGTAGAACCGATACGTACCCGGTCGCCTTTTTTGAAGGTGGCAGGGCTCGATCTGGCCGCCTTGCTAAACCACGGTCCACCACTAGCAACCAGGTTCGCCGTTTGTGCGCTCCAAAACTTGGAGTCGAAATGTGACAATGTGCCAGGGATCTGCTCATTGATGATCGCATCCAGTACTCGTACGCCAGTAACCTGGGTAATCATCCGCGCCACGTTATTGGCCGCATCCAAGTTAGTGGACTTGAGCAAAACGGCGGAGGCATTGGTGCGGTCGATGCCGGTCAACAGGCGTTTCACCTGCTGATTGCTCTTCAGCCGCTGCATTTCCCCTTCGGTCATGTCGATAGTACCGACGGGCTGATGGCGGTTGTTCAGCAGAACCACCACATGCTTACCGCTTAAGCCGCTGATAAGGTCAATGGCCATATCTGGACCATTGATTGCCGGGCGCTGATTTATAGGACGCTGCCGTATCTTGCGCTCAGTGATGGCGATACGCTGCTTACGCGCCATCGGCTTGATCTGGATGGGGTAAACGTTATTGGTAAAGCGTCCATCCGGCTGCAAGGCGTGTGCCTGTTGTCCTTGCCCCAGCACGACATGGCCAGCCACTTCCAGCCCAGCATCATTAAACATGCCCGTGAGCTTGCTGGTAATGGTCTGGTCTGCGTTAGAAGGGGTGGTAATACCGGATGGATGGTTGTGCGCAAACCACACCTTTGCCGCGCCCGGGACGGACACGACGGCGGGAATCAGTACTTCGGGAAATACGCTGGAACCGTCTCGGGTTCCTTTGGTGTGCAACTGCACATCCAGGATCTTGCCTTTGGCGTCGGTGACGGCGACGTAAAAAGCCTCCTGGGCGTGCTTGCGGATGGGTGCTAGGACGTGGGCGGCGTCTTCAAAGCTGGTGATGGTATCGGTTCCGCTGAGCAGCTCTCCGGTGGCGACGTGCTCGTAGCGGACAAAGAAGTTGTCGCGCTGCTGGGCCAGGTTAACCTGAACGCTGGGCGCGTTGTCGAGCGCGAATGCCAACTGGGCTGAAGGAACGCTAACACTACGTTTGCGCCTATCCGATACGATGGAGTTTCTTCGCTCATCTTCGGTCACCTCGTAACCTGAGTATAGCGCACCAGGCTCCAGTATGGTCGCCCGCCCATCATCGGAAGCGGATGGTTGTTGATCGGTGGTTGACTCAGTGCCTTTAGCCTCGGTCTTGTCTGGCTTAGTGGCCGTGGTTGCCGCGGGCTTTGGCTCCGTGGCCTTGGCCGTGGTCATCCCCCCCAACAAATTCATCTGCCCCGCCGCTACCGCCTGATCCGCGGGCAGGTTCGAGCCAGACAACGCAAAGATATCGCGTTGTCGATCTGCCCGGGCACGGGCTTCCTCGGCTTGCCTGGCTTCCTCTTCCGCCTGTTCCCGTTGGCGCTGGGCCTCCTCGCGGGCGCGTACCTGTTCCTCGGTCTCGGGGGTGAGGGTGAAATCGTCGGTGGCGGGGGTAGTGGTGGCAGTCGGCACCTGCACCGGCTTTTGTACCGCGGGCGCCGCTGGTGCGCTTGGGGCCTGACCACGCAGCTCCTGTCGTACCTCATCTACCAGTTCAGGATTAGTCTGCCAGGTATCCCAGGCGATCTTACGCGCCCGCATGGCCTGGATGGCGTTCGCCAGGGCGTTATTATCCTTGACATCAACCCCATACCGGGCGGCGACCTCGGGGCGCTTGGCCGCGCCCGTGATGGCACTGAGATCCGTCTGGATCTGCTGCTTCTTGCTGGCCGCGATCTTCCCCATCGCCACGGCTTCCTTGATGGCCGTGTCATCGAAGCCAAACATATCTCCCTGGCTGGCCGTCGCCTGCCGTTCCGCCCGAATCGCCTGGGCGGCCTGCATGGTGGCAATCGCCTGCTTGGCGCTGACACCCCGATTGATAATCTGATCTAGCCCCAGGGCCTGGATGGCGTCGTCATTCGGCGCCGTGGTGACTATCGCTTCGGCGTCGGTGTCGGAGATACCTCCGGCGTCGGCACCGGCTCGAAGGGCGGCAATTGTTTCTGCGCTTGCCGAGTTCGCAAGCTCAAAGGCTCGTTTTCCAGGATTTATTGCCACAAGCCCTTGGGTCTTGGCGTCGTCTCGGCTGAGTTTTTGGTTTTTGAAGTAGTCGACATAATCAATGACCTTACCTTGTCCATCTCGTATATTCAGTGTAGCGTCAAGTACCATGGCTTTCCCGACATCGAAGCCATCCGCCTCACGGTGAACCTGCGCCCGAATAGTCGGCATCCCCGACCGCCGGGCCAGGTCCAGCCGATGGCCCCCGGAAATGACTTCCAGTCGCCCGTCCATGCGCTCCCATACCTGAATCGGCGCCACGCCAACCGGGTCAAAGGTTCCACCCAGGGGCTCGACCACGCCCTCCTTGTTGGCCCCCAGTTTGAACTGTGGCACTTCTGGCGACAGGGTGAGCTGATCAAGAGGAATATCCTCCTCGCGCATCCCCTGCACGCGGTTCTGTGGCGGGGGAGGCTCTACCGGCTCTGATGCAGGCTGGCCGGTATCCTGGCCAGTTACTTGGCCAGTAGCAGGCGAAACGTCATCCTCCAGGGTTACCTGGTTCCAATCCGCTTGATACTGATTAGCAACTTGAACGGCATCAGCGTAACTGCTGGCCTGGCTATCATTCGACGGATTCTGTTCATCAAAACGGGTTACCTGCCATCTGCCGGGCTGCTTAGCCGATGGGGTCACCATAATGGTGGCCGTTCCATCCTTGGTTGGCGCACTGAAGGGACGATTGGCGTTGTTCGTGATGAATTGCTGGCGTGCCGCAATGCTCGCCTTGGCTTCCTCCAGCAACTGATCAACTGATTTTCCCGATCTTGGTGTTGCGCCAGGCGCGGGTACGCCTGGTTCAGTCGGGGTGGTTACCGCGGTGGGCGGCTGGGCATTGGGCGCTTGCCCCGGCATGGCTTCTTGACCATTGGTGCTTACCTCGCTAGTGGGGGTGGGTGGGTTGAGTTGCTGGCGCCAGTCAAAAGCCCCGGGTTCCGTGGTGCGCGTGGACAATCCAGCGTCCGGACCTGGCAAGCCCATCGTCGTCAGCAAGGCAATCTCCGCCTTGCGGGTCTTCAATTGTTCCTGCCGCAACTTCTCCGCGGCCAGGGTCTGGCGTTCCTGTTCCTTTAGGGCCTCTTGCGCTACCTTCTGCTGTTGCTGCTCCGCCTGCTGCTGTTCCTGCATGGCTTGCGCCTGGACCTGGGCCACTTCCTCCGGCGATGGGGCTGGCGTCGTCCCCAGGCCAGCACCGGCCGCTACTGCGCCCGCTCCCGCGGCCCGTTCCAGCGTACCGGACGGGGTAGGGGGCGTTACCGGAGGAACAGTCGGCGGCGTACCCGGGGTCGGACTCGGCGGTGTTTCTGTCTCCGGCGGAGCACCCGGCGGCGTCTCGCCCGGACCTGCCTCGGTCCCATCCCCGCGCTTGGCCATGTACCCTGCCACCACGCCACCGGGCGCGGACCCGATCAGGGTCTGGGCGGCCGTCTGCCCCAGGTTCTGCGTAATTTCACGTTGGTCATACTGACCCGCCATGAGATTGGTCGTCGCCTGAGGGGTAAGCTCTTCCACCTGCTCGCCCGCCAGTTCGGCCCCCAGGGCCGCGCCACCCGCCCGCCAGCCGCCTTGTCCCAAGGCCCGGCCCGCAAAGGCTGGCTCTAGGCCCATGCTCCCGGAAATGGCGCCAGCAATACCACCCACCGCCGCGGGCAGTCTGGAATCCTCCATGGCGATCTGTTCGGCCACCAGGGGATCAATCCCCTGATCAATCAACGTCTGGCGAATGTCGGCATAGGCTTCCTGTCGCGCCCCACCCGCATTCAGCACGGCATTGGTGGCACCGGCTGCCGTCAGGCCCGCCATAGCGGCCCGTCGCACCGCCTCCTCCTTGGCCAGGCCCTGAGCCAGGCCACGGGTCAACGTGCCCGCCTGAGCCAGCTTAGCCGCCCCCAGGACGGGGACGAAGCTAGGCGCGGTGGTCGCTATGAAGCGCATGGCCAGGGCAGGGTCCGTACCGTATTCCTTCAACCCGGTCCACAACTGCGGCAAGAAACCCTCTTCCCCGGCTGCCTGCACCCTTGCGTCCGCTTCCCGCATCTTGTTACGCAGCACCAGCGACTGCTGTTGTCGCAGCCAGTCCCCGGCCCCTTCGAGCCCCGCGGCGACATCGCTTTCCGGGGCCAGTAAGGATACCGGCGCCCCGACGATGTTTAGCCCACCTTCCGCCAACTGGAGCCCGGTATCCGCCAGGGCCTCGCCCCAGGTCCGCTCGGTGCGTGGGGCTGTCTCCGCGTCAAAGGTCGCCCGGGCCGCGTCCAGATCCGGCGTTTCTATCGACGGAGCCACGTAATAGCGGAAGTATTCATTCCGCAGTGACTCCTGCTCCTCCGGCTTCAGTTGCTGAAATTCAGGCAGTTCAACGATTTCTTGCCAGCTACGGGCCATGGGCTGCATCCAGGGTAACGCACGATGGCACGATTATCGTCCTGCGATTAGCATCCTCCCGCGCAAAAAAAACCCGCCGAAGCGGGTTGGGTGGTTCGTGGCGTCGGCGTTATCCGTTCACCGATCTCATTCTGTTTGGCCGAACACGTTTACCAAGCCTGGCCATTTCGGTTGTTGATAAGCCTTCATGAAAGTAGGCAATATGCCCTGGAACTTTTGTTCCGGCTTTGGTTTATATTTTTCCCAATCCGCTTGGCCTTGCAGGTACTGGTAAGTCCGAAGAATCTGGTCACGGTCAGCCGGCAATACTTTGTCCATTTTTTCCAGGTCTGCCAAGGCTTGCTGTCGCTTCTCGGGGTTGTTGCGTAGTTGCTCGCGGTCTTTCCATAACTCGCCAAGACGTTCTTTCATCGCATCATTCTGCCGCGTCTGTTCCATCGCCTTCTCCTTGGCTTCCTTCACCTTGCCTTTATCTGCCTGCTGCTTTGCATATTTCTCCGCCTCCGCCGCCGCCCGTTGCTCCAGGGTAAGCGGTTCATCCTTGGCCTTGCCTTCTGCCGCTGGCTTATCTCCCGGCTTGGCCTTGTCCGGTTCCGCCATGCCTACAAGCGTATCGGATGGCCCATCCGCTTGCGTGCCTTTGGCGTCTTTGGTAGTGCGGAAGGTAGGCGGCAGCCAGGGGGCCATGGTGGCATCCAATTCTTCCACCATGCGCTTCTTCACATCGTCCGAATACTCGGCATTTTGGTTGATCGCGTACAACTGCTTAAAGTATGCCGTCACCGCCTTTTGCTGCGTCTCCTTATCCACCGGCGGATTCTTGTATCGCTCTTCATATTCTTTCCGGTATTGCTCTGCCTTAGGGTTTTCCAACTGGGGCGGGGCAATGGTTGGCCCTGCGGCGACTTGCTGCGGGGCTGTAGTAGCTTGAGGTTGAGCGCCATTACCAAACTGTTGCTTGAGCGCATTGTATTTGCCCAGCACCTTGGGAACGTATGCCTTTGTCTCAGCGTATGGCGGTATCCCGCCGTGCTCGTCCACAGCGCCTTCTCCGGCGTTGTAAGCCGCAAGGGCTAGATCAACTCGGCCGTTGTAACGGTCTAAAAGAAACTTCAGGTACTTGGTGCCGCCATTGATGTTGTCGACAGGGTTCCAAACATCTTTAACACCGAACCGTTCCGCCGTTTCAGGGATGAGCTGCATCAATCCTTGGGCATTCTTGGGTGATGTCGCCTTGTAGTTGCCACTAGATTCGACATCAAGCATCGCCACCACCAGAAGCGGGTCAACGCCAGTGCCGTTGCTCTGCACCACCTCCTCGATCTTCGGCTTCCATCCCAACGCATTACGACTAGTGGGTAGGCCCTTGTACCCAGACAAATCAGCACCCTGAGCACCTAACCCACCACCCCCCATCGGCCCCAACCTAAGCAACTCTTCCCGGATGGCATCCTGTTGCCCGCGCAACTGCTTGTACTGATCTTCGCTTAGGATAATTCCAGACTTCGGATCAAGCTGCTTTTCGATCAGATCCAGGTTCTGCGTCAGCGCAGTCCGTCGAGCGGCTTCTATCTGCCGGGCTTCCGTGCTCCAAGCCAGATTCCGCCCTTCCTGCTGATACTTTTGATCCGCATACAACTTCGCCGCCTGCTGCGCCATTTCAGGCGAGATATCTTGCAGGACGAACGCCTTGAGGTCTTCCTTCGTGCCCTGCCTGACCAGTTGCCGAGCATCCGGCTTGCCCGTGGGCGTCATGTAAATGGCGTACTGGTCGCCGGTATCGCCCATCCGCTCCATCTGGTACGTCAGGTTATCCGGTATGTCGTTGCGCAGTTTCAGCACCGCGTCAAGGTCACCCGCCTCTTTGGCCTTACGGAAGGTGTCCGCGATCAGTTGCGCCTTGCTCCGCTCGTATAGCACCCGGTTGCTCATCTCCCGGGAAGTGTCACCCAGACCGCCGTAATAATCCGCCCGCGCCTGCGACTGCGCCATGTTGATGGCATCCTGCGAGGGTGCGTTGTACATGGGCTCGCCGTTGAAGCGGTAACGGTAGCCTTGCGCGTAGAGGGGATCTTCCACCTGCGGCGGTGGTACGCGGTCGGCCAGGTTCACCTGCGACTGCGGTGGCGGGATGGCGTTGTCGTCGCCATAAACAAACTGATCCGTCGCCGCCGTCTGTTCAGCCGGTTGCTCCTCGGGTGATTGTTGCTGCTGATACTGCCGGATCTCCTCCACCGTGGGCACGGTGGCTTGCAATGCCCGCTGCTGGAAGTAGTCGTCGAGCACACTGCCAACACTATCACCAAAAGACGACAGCCCCTGGTACAGCGCCTCGTCGGTACGATCCGGCGGCTGGAACCGGACCTGCCCGGGCATGGCGATCTGAATGGGGCGACTGATGGGGATGAGATTCATGGCGCGTACCTACTTCAGTCCACCGGCAAAACCACCGGCGATGTCGCCCACCGCCCCCAAGATGCTGCCGACCAGCGCCGAGTGCCGTCCATCGTCGGCCATGGACATGTTCTTGTGGTTCATGTAGCCGTTCATTAAGCTTTCCCACCCCCACATCTTGGGATACATCGCTTGGACGGCATCGGAGACGAGCTGCTGACCCGGGGCCATCTTGAGGCCAAGTGAAGTAATGGCGGAGTTGTTCGCCCCGGCCAAAGCGTCGATGCCCAGCCTTCCCGCGTCGGCATAGAGCCCGCCGGCGTTGTTGTAGGCGTTGGCGCCGATGTCGTAACCCTTCATCAGAGCGTCGGCCCCGATGTTGTGTCCCATCATGAGGGCGTCCGCCCCGGTGTTGAACAGGTTGGCCTGTGCGTTGGCGGCATTGCCGTACATGCTGGACAACACGCTGCCGCTGGTATTGAGGGCATTGTTCAGGGCGCTGGTACCCGAATGAAGGGCGTTACTCAGACCAGACACCCCGGAGCCGAACAGGTTAGCCTGAGCACTGAGCCCAGATCCCAAGGCGTTGGCCGCAGCCCCCAAACCGGCGTTGGTGACACTCGCCAAGGCACCCGTGTTGGCGTTCTCCACGGACGCGGCAACGGACGCGGCGTCGTTGGCCCCCTGGATGAGATGAGAGCCGGCCTTGTTAGCCAGCGCGGTGTTGAGCCGGTCGAAGCCCGCCTGTTCGGCGGCGATCCGGGTCATGTTAGCGGCGTTGGAGCGGGCCAGGGCGTCCTGCATCTGCACCGCCCGCTGCATGGCGAGGGCACGACCTGAGTTAGGATCGACCCCCATGGCAGCCATGTTCCGGGCGGCGGCGTCCTGAGCCACAGCGGACTGACGCGAGACATCGCCCATCGCCTGCTGTGCCAGGTCTTCCCGATACGCCTCGGTGTTGAAGCGTTGCGCATCCTGGATTAGTTTTTCGGCGGCAGGGCGGTATACGGTTTGATACTCGTCAAAGTAGGCGTCGCCTTGCGCCCCGGCGTTGGTCGTGCCAAGCCGAAGGTTGTTAGGAGCATTCAGCGCCGTCTGCATAAAACTCTGCGCGGCGTTCATCGCGCCAGCACCCAGCGACAAGGCATCACCGTACATGCCCTGTCCTACCCCCAGCGCCTGGTTGTACGCACCCTGGCCGACACCCATAGCCTCGCCTGCGAACGCATCTGCACGTCCCGTCAGCGTATCGAAAATAGAGCTGCCTAGCCCCATGGCGTCGTTGTAAACACCTTGGCCAGCGCCAACAGCCCCGTTGTACGCGCTCTGGCCAGCGCCCATCGCCTTGTCGCCCACGCCAATCAACCCGCCCGCCGTCTGCGAGATCGGATTGTTCCCGCTGAACATCGAGTTGCCATAGCCGGTCAGGGTATTGGTATTGCCCTCCAAAACCCCACTAAGATGGTTCGCCAGGGGCATTGCCTGGTCGTAATTGTAGTTGCCCAGGTTGAGGAGATAATTGGAATAATCCGTCCCCCACTGGTTCATGTCCGCGCCCCACTCCTGGGCGAAGAAATCGGACTGCCATTTGCGTGGGTGCTCAACCAGTTTGGGCGGGCCGCTGGTGGTCGTCGAGCCCCCTGTCGAGGTAGAGCCGGTTGTCGAGAAGTCACTCAATTCTGGCGCGGTGGTCAGCGTACCTGGGTTAGCGATACGAGAACTACTAGTCGAGAAGTCACTCAATTCTGGCGCGGTGGTCAGCGTACCTGGGTTAGCGATACGAGAACTACTAGAGGAAATCGCCATAATAATGCCTCGCTAGGCGGGTGGCGTCGGCCACTGGACGGTGGCCGGAAAGCCGGGTTGTTCGGTAAGGTCGCGCAGAACCTGGCGGTACGTCGCCCATGCCATCTTGGTCTTCAGGTCGACATCGGGGAGCTGCGTCCAGTCCGACGCAGCCAGCAGCCGGGTGCGCCGTTCGCGCACCTGCTGGGCGGCTAACACCGCGTTCAGCTTCCAGGTCTTGCGCGTCCAATCGAAGTCATGCGCCAGGCTGGGCTGGGGCGGCATGTCGCGCAACTGCCCGTTGTCGACGTACTTATTGTCGCACACCCGGTACTCGTCGGATAGCAAAAACCGTTCGCCCGGCGCGGGATCGGGCTGCATTCCATCAGGGAGACCGGCTAAGCGGGTGACCCTGCCTTGGCGGTCGTAGTAGATCAGATGTTTCATCGTTTGCCACCCGTCGCGGTCATATAAACGGGGTTTATTCTTATGTAGTGCGAAGAACTCTCTCCCCCACTAACAGATACGCTCAGGTAGTATGTCGAAGTTCCAGACGGACTCGCATCGAACCCGACAATTTGATATACATCACCTTGAGTTGTAAGTGAATACGAAGATAGCACAGATAGATTTTTGTTTAACAATCTAATAGTGCAGTCGATTAGCGGGTTTGTTGTGTAGCCAAGCGCCCTAAAAAGTCCAGTTGCTGTTACAACCACGCCAGAATTGCCGCTAGTGGCCATCGTAATTGCTACTGAAGCGACATCGTTGCTTGTACTGCCGTTGTAAACGTCCTTGTTCGTCGTGACGTTGCTATAATTCATCGAGGTTACGGCGCCACCGTTGATTTTCAGCGTTCCAACGGAATCTGTAGCTAATTCATCTGCGCCTACCGCGCCAATAGCGATCTTGGATGCCGTAATAGAGTCCGCCGCAATATTGCCCGCCGTCACCGCACTGGCCGCGATCTTACCGGCAATAATGGCCCCGGCGGCGATGGACCCCGCTTGCACCGCGCCCGCCTGAATCTTGTCCGCGGTAATCGCCCCAGCGGATATCTTGTCCGCGGTAATCGCCCCAGCGGATATCTTGTCCGATGTCACTACCCCTGTCGCCAGGCGTGGCGTGTCGATCGACCCGGGTTGAATGTAGGTGCCAATGTTCCCCGGGTGGATGCCCAGGCCAGACGAGTCAAAAGCGTATGGAGTGAAAACGTCGGTTTCGCTGGAGTAAATCCGCTGGTTGTTGCCGTTTCGGATGACCAGCCCGTACTGGCTACCGCTGATGTAGCCCAACGTGATGCGGTTTACGCTACCATCGAACACCGTCAACTGCTGGTTGATACCAGACAAACGTAGATACGGCGAACTGGTCGAGGTACCCGACCCGACATACAGGTTGTTTGTCGCCCGCATATTGGCGCCGGTCAGGTCGCCCGTAAACGACCCCGTGGCGGCGGACAGCGCCCCGGAGAAGGTCCCGGTGGCGGCAGACAGGGAGCCGGCAAAGGTTCCGGTAGCGGCCTGAAGACTGCCCGCGAAGGTCCCCGCGCTGGCGTAGACGGTGCCCCGGACGGTCACCGTGTTGAACTCGGCCTTGCCCAGCCCGCCCGTATCAGTCTCGATGCGCCAGCCCGTGCCGCCCGTCCCACTGACGAAGTTGGGGGATTGGATGTACCGCCCCACCGCAATGGACCCCGAGGCGATCTTATCCGCCGTGAGGGAGGAAATTTTCCCGCTGTCGATGGTGACGTTCTGGATCTTCGCCCCGGTGATGGTGGCGTCGCGGATGTAAGCGGCGTCCATGTAGACGCCCGGGTTTACCGTCACGCCGTTGCCGTCGGTCCAGGGGGAGGTCTGCACGATGAACGGGATGTTGGCGTAGCTGCTGCTGGACGACCAGAGCGGGCTCGCTATCCCGGTGAAATAGTACGTCGCGCCCGCGGTATAGGTTACGTCGCCCACGGTGTGGGTGTTGGTGCAGTACCAGGCGCGGCCCTTGTAATTGTCGGTGGTAGGCGCGACAGCCGCCACGGTGGCAGGGCCAGCGACAAAGAACTTGTCGGCCCGCACGCCAAAGGCGCTGATGGGGGCTACGGGCGTCCAGGTGCCGCCTGCCGCGAGACAGGCCGCCTCAGTGGTGTGTCCACCCACCGAACAGGTCCCGCCCCCCTGCATGTCAATCGCCAGGCCGTAGCCAGTCACCAGGCCGTCATAGCTGAGCTTGATCGTCTGCCCCGCCTGTAAGGCGTCGATGTCGCTGCCCAGGTCGGCATACAACTGGCTCTCGGTAATCTGCCCGGTCAACTGTTCCAGCAGGTAGTCAGGGGGAATGACCGTGGTCCCGCTCGTACCGCTCGTGCGGTTGTAGGGTCCCGCCGTGCCGTTGACATTGAGGTGGCGAATCCAGAAATACCAGGTCTCATCCGGGCCACCGGCTAGATGGCTGTAGGTGGTGCCCGTGGTCGCGCCCAACCGGATGGCCAGGGCCAGGTCGTCGGTATTGCGCCCCCAGACCTCGGTCAAACTATGGCCGCAGTAAGCCGGGGTGTCCCAATCCAGCAAGAAGCCATCGAACCCCGCCGTCACAGTCAGGCCGGTTGGCGCTGCCGGGTTTGTGGGAGATCCGCAAGGGAGGGTGGTGGGAGCGCCCGGGGCGTACCCCGTGCCGTTGGGTACGGTGCCGGCGTTAAAGTCGTCAACAGTGACGAAGGTGTTGCCCCGCAGGGCCTCGCCTACCCGGTCCAGGAACACCCGCACATCGGGCGGCAGGGGGGAGACGACCGTCGGCAGGGAGACCTTGGCCATGGGTTACTCGGTGGCGGGGTAGGTGGCGATTTCTGCCATGGACTGGGCTATGGCCACGTTGGTCACCTCATCCAGCACAGTAATCTCGTACTCGAAGTCCCGCCCCTGAATCGCCGGCAGGCGGAATGGGTCGCGGGTGGTCAGCGTCTGGGTGTGGACCAGCGTCTGGTCGATCCACCACTTGAACGTGGGCGAGGTCCAGGTCCCGCCCGCGTTGGTGCAATCCGAGGCATTGGTCTTGGTCGTGTCGATCTCGCTGGCGATCACGCAATAGGGGCCGTAAGACTCGGCCTCCACCTGGGCGCAGGAGAAACCCGTAATCTGGGGCAGGGCGTACCGCCGCGACTTGAAGGTGCCTGCCCGTCGCTTGCCCTCATTCCACGGCTTGAGCTGCCGGGCCGTGGTGCAGATATAGAGCTTGTCGTTGCGCAGGTCGTTATAGCCCGCCGTCGCGGTCATGGTATGCACCGTGAAGGTGCCTTCGGTGAAGTCGTAGACGAACCCCCCGCCGCCGGTGAAAAAGGCGACGTACTGATTCTCGTAGGCGTAAGCGTGCAGGGTGCTCGGTGACAACGCCTGCCACTGCTCCCGATCATAGATGTCCTGGGTCAGCAGGGATGACCCGCCCGGGGCTAGAGATACCAGGCCGTCGGGGCTGGCGTAGATCACCGCGTTGCGCCGCGAGACGATGGACCGGGCGCTGACGCACGCCTGTTCAAAGTCAGCCTTGGTGGCGGTCATCAGATCCGGTGCAGACCCCTGGATGAAATACGGCGTCCCAGTGGTCAAGGCCACCAGGGTCGTGTCTGTCCGCCCCAGGCCTACCACGGGGAAGTCCAGTGTCTGGGTATAGGTCTCGGGCCAGGCGTAGGGCTTGTAGGGGACGCAGAAATACAAATCGTTGCCCTTGTGCCCCGCCATCATGCCGTTAGGCAGGTTGATCATGCCCCGCAACTGCGCCGGGGGCGGGGCGTAATCGGTGGTGGGCAGGGTCTCCGCGGCGTCGTCCACCTCAACGTTATCAGTGAAACTCGCCGTGGCGATAGAGATTTCAGTCACGAAGAGGAACGAGCCCCCGACGGAACGGTAGATGCGCTTGTGCGTGGCCGCCTCGTCCGTCGCCGGGGCGCTGAACCCGCTTAGGACGACGGTCTGGCTGGTATAGACCTCCACCTCGTTCGACACCGCGGAAGGCGCGGACTCCTGGGTGAGGATCGGCCCGAAGCCGTCACTGCCTTTTGAGACGTAGGTGTAGACGTAAACCCGGGTCTCTTTTGTACCCGGGTCGACTCCGGACGGTGGGGTGTAGGTCTGGGGTGTTGCGGTGCAAGCCGCCGCCGGAGCGGTCAGGCCCAACCGCCGAGAGTAGCCTGGATATTGGAGTGACGTTCCGCCCGCCGCCAGCATCAGGGTGCTGTTCGTCGCCTTGGGGTAACCCGTCGGGTTCAGCGTCGCGTCGTAATCGGTGTAGAAGGTCCACTCGTTGGTGTCGCCCGCGATCTGTCCGCGGCAAACGTGGACCGGCCAATACCAGTGGCACCAGTACCGGGTGTCGACCGTCTCGCTCTGGCCGAAGCGATAGATCGTTTGAATGGTCGCGCTGGGCGACGGTAGAGGTTTGGGTAAGATATTGCTCGGGCTTCCAATCGACAGGACCGACCCAAAGCCCTTGAGTGGCTTGACGCTATCCCCGTCAACGTCGACATCGAGGGCCGTCTGTGCCCCGGTCGGTGGCAGGTACTTCGGGCTCGTCTTCGGGGCGATGCCACCGAACGCCGATTGGGAAATCATCACCATGGTTCATTTCGCCCGCGCCGCAGCGCACCGCTCTTCAAATTCCAAGGGCTTAATGGCGACACCCTGCTTACGCAAGGCCGCGACAATATCCGTTCCAGCGCAGGCGTCAAATGCCAGGGGCCTGGCGGCGGGTTTCGTTTTGAGTTCGGTCAAAAGCTGTTGGTTGTGGTCAACGATCTCCAGCAGCCGGGAGATGGTGATTTCCTCAGCTTCGTCTTCGATCATCTCCTGCCGATACGCCAGTCCACCAGCCAGAATGGCGACCGCAGCAATCGCAATCGCCAGTATCAGCATCCACTCTCTCACGATAGCGACTCGTGTCATTGTCATCTACCTATAATTAATGCGGCCAGAGCTTCCCAGCCACCGCGCACCCAAACCACGACTGCCAAGCCGAGAATGGATAAAAAGCCGATACCGATCTTGACCAGTTTAATGGTGATATGAAGCTCCTGAAACCAGCTCGAATGATCCCGGATCTTGTCCCACTGGCGGCCATCAGACTCTTCCAGGCGCCCGATACGGTGCTCGTGGAGCAAGGTCTTAACCTGGGCGTCGGTGTCGTCGTCACTTTTCACTGGAAGCACCGGCACAAGTGACTTGTGGAATGACGAACGGCTGGATTGGCCACAGCGACGGAACGGGGCGCAGATAAGACAACTCCTGGCGCAGCAGGGCCACCTCCGCCTTTAGCCGGTCAACGTCAGCACAGAGCTGATCGTATCGCGTATCGTCCGCTGGCTTATCCACGGCTCAGCCCTTGGCGAACGTACCGGTTTTGTTGAACAGCCCGACGAGGATGCCGATGGCTTTCTCGATGATGGGCCATAGGGCGGTTACCTGGCTGGAGGCCGCTTCGAGAATTTCACGAATCGCGGTCAGCTTTTGCTCGCCCAGGCCCTTGCCGGGAATGGCTTCCTCGATGGCCTTGATCGCGGCAATGATGCTGGGCAGCAGTTGCAGAACGGTGTTAACGGTGGTCAACCAATTCATTTCACTTTCTCCTGGCAACGTATGCCAAGCATAAATTCAGAGATCCCGAAAGGCGCCCCGTGGGTCTCCGTCGGGGTTGCTTTGGCGGTGGGGCCGCACTGGCAGCCGGACATCACGACCGCCAGGCAGACGAGCGACCAGGGTACAATCAATACCCCCCTTGCGCTGGATGGTTCCCCAGGCGGCGACGGCCAATCCGCCCACCTCAACGACCTGGAGGAGCAGGCTTGTAATCTGATCATCGGCGATTTCCCAGCCCATGCGCCCAGCAGCGGCGGCGATAACCGTAGCCAATAGCCCCATGACCGCACGAGAGGCCCACCACGGCTTAGCAGGGGGCGGGGTGACGGTAGGTATGGCCGTGTCCCGATCGAGCCAGGCGCGGTGTACACGGTCCGTAGCAGGGCCATAGATACCGTCCTCGTCCAGCGGCCCCCCCAGGATCTGATAGGCGAAACCGGACTCGTTGAAGGCATGTTGCAGGGAGCGGGTTTCAGCTCTAGTCACGTTTGCCTACCGACAGAATGCCGTCTTGTGTCTTAGTTATTGGCCCATCGCCAAATATGCGATCTAGCCCTTCTAAAACATCCTGGGCTTCATCGCTCATCAGCCAATACTCATCAATTCCAGCAACGGACGCAGCCAATACCGACTTGACATCACGCAGTTGCCGTTCGAGGTCGCGAATTTTAGCGCGGGTCACAGCATATCCCTCGCGTCATACCAGAAACGAATCCATTCCCAATAGCCATAGCCGAGCGCAACGCCTAGAGCGGCCAAAAACAGCCCCGCATAGAACAGCAGGCCGCCAATTACGAAGACGGGTACCAGGTACCAAGGTCGAAAATCGTCGGACCGCTCGCTCATACGTACCCCCCGGGCGTCCACACATTGCCGGGCTTCAGGCCATCGGTTAATAGATCGCGGACCTTTTGTGCCGCTTCGCGTTTCGTGATGCTGCCGTTCTTGTTGGCATCGAGGCCCTTGTTGGCCTTGTAGATGGGGTCGCCCTTGCGCCACAGCACCAGGTCGAGCGGCTTGCCGACGGCGGTTGGCCACAGGATCGACAGGTACATGTCTTCTAGGGAGCGAATGCGCGGCGAATACGGGGCCAGGTAACGCTGAACATAGTCCAGTTGCTCAACCGCGCTCATCTTCCTGAGTGCAGCGGTAGAGGTGCCGATGTACTGCGCCGTCCTTTCGAGGAACTGCACTAGGCCAACCGCGCTGCTGCCTGGGTTCTTCACGGAGGGGCTGAATGTGCGCCCCGTCTCCAGTGCCATACAGGACATCAGCCAACTCGCATGATCCTCGCTCCATGACAGCTCCCCGCACAGCCGATAGACCCGATCCCTAAAGGGCTGGCTGACCCTGGCACCCCAGGCCAATGGCTTCGTGGGCATCACAGCCGGGACCCCAAAGCGAAGACAATTGACGCGGCCCAGAGGCTGCTAGTCACGGCCAGCCAGGTCATGGACGCGCCCATGATGAGGTGGCCAATCATCGGACAAACTCCAGGCCGATCGTGATAACGATCAGCAGGGCGATATACGCCATCACATAATCATGCCAGCGGGGGAAACCGGACTCAGGCTTATTTGGCATATTCTTCCTTTGAGCCCAGCGCATCCATCTCGATGTGCAGGTCTGCACTCAACAGCCAGCAGGTGCCGCCGAAAGTATCGGCACCGCCCTGGACGCGCTTGAACTGGGCGTGAAACATCGAGCTAATGGTCGCGTTAGTTGGGGTGATTGGCGCGAAGGCGAGGATGGCGTTGCCATTGATACCGGCATTGGCCGCCCGGGTAATGGTCCCATAGACCGCTGAACTGTCAGCGCCACCTGTGCCGTCAATGGGCGAAAATCGGTAGACCATCTGGAAAACGATATCCCCTCCCGTAACGTCGTCGGGCACATAAAGGTGTAGGTGCGGTACAAAAGCTGCGCCAACTTTGGCGGCATGGATAAGCTGCCAGACGGCATTCATCTCCTCGTTGGCCGAACTGTTGGGAAATTCTTGCGCCCGCAGGACCGACGAATTGCCCACGAGGGTGATATTCGGCGCCGAATTGCCAGTCAGTTGAATGTAGGTTGTGGGTAGCAGATCATCCCAGACGGTCGCATTGCCCACCAGGGTCGGCGTGCCATCGGCGGCTATGTTCAGATAGGCCGTTTCACCACCCAGCTTGACCGCGCCAGCTTGGGGCTGGACGGCGGTCAGGGCTTTGCCTAAGGCGGCATCAACGGCGGCGCCATTGGCGATGGTTGGACTGGTATAAGCTGGCATCATCAGGCCCCTGTACTGCAATAAACACCGTCATTGGTACGATAGTAGATTCCATCCGCCGTGCGATATTCCACCGTCGCGGTGTCGTCAGGATCATACGGAACTGTCACCCAGAAGGAGCGATAGTGACGCAGAAGGTTAGTGAGACGAGTTAAGGAGGCCATAATTAGCTCGGCGTCCAGGCGGTTAATGTCACGGTGAAAGTTCCTGCCTGAGAACGGGCATAAACATGTCCAGGTCCCAACATGGTTCGGCTAACCGATTCAAATTGATCTCCCCGCAAGATATGCCCTTGCACAGTAGGAACCACAGCGGTATCACTGATGGCAACCTCGATACTGGTACGATTGGAAAAGGGCAACGACAAGAAAAACTCATCGCCCGCGTCCACGATTTTACCCCATGCAGAGGTCAGGGAGGGATTGGTAGTGGCCATGATTATGCACTCGTAGGGATTAGGTGGTAGACCCCAAGGGCCAGCCGGTATCAATCAACAACCCGACAGCATCAAGATCCGCGTCGGGCGCGTCAATCAGTGCCTTTAGTTCTTGGCTGCGAAGATGACAGGCGATGCCGTGAGCGGACAGGGCGGCCTGTAACGCCATGACACCTGCCGCGTCCAGTTCCATTTGATACTCGTCGGCACAGGTCCACACGGTAGCGAAAGGCGCCTGGGAAATGCTGGCGGTCAGAGCCGTGGTGGCCGCATTGCCGATACGTAGGATTGAATCACGGTCTGAGTCTACCGCATGGTCAGCGAAGACGAAGCCGCCGGTCTCGGCGTTGGTGCGGGCGGCGCGGCGTGCGGCGTGCAGTCGATTGCGCCGCAGTATCAACCGAGCGGCGTCAATCTCCGGTGCGGTCGGTGGAGGACTGTCAGACTCCCAAATTGTAATAATCGAACCGTTTAACGCGAACCCAACGTCGGGACGGAGGTACCGCAACACCTCGCTCAACCGAATGTCATCGGTGGAAATCATGCCGCAACCTCCAGTAACGTGATGGTGCCAACATTATTTGTACCAAGATACAGAGACGTGTCAGCATTGCCTCGTCTTCCTTCAAGGCTATACGTCGTTGAGCTTGTCGTGCTAGGCGAATCGAGATAGACGCATGAATAGGGGATGTTGTACTCTTTAGCGACGGCTGAATTAATATACAGGTAAGGAAATGCCGCTTGCTGTATTAGTTCTGTGCTCGCGCGCAACAGTCTCATTTGGCCTTTTAGCGTCGTAGCGGACGAATAGTTGTAAAGGTTAATTGGTATCGACACCAGCACTAAAACCTTACTGCTGGCAGCGGATGGCGTGATACTCGCAGACAGGTTTAGACTGGACCAACTATCCGACGAGACATCCACTTCGCTAGATGGACCAGACGCCTGCACCACTTGTAAAATTTTGCCGACGGACGGCTTCCCCGACAGGCTTGAATACGCGATCTGCGCCCCGTCGCCGCCGTCGTGGTTGTGACTGTCGCCGTTGGTAACGCCTTTGGCAGCAGGGGCGTAGTCAGTGCTCGCTGTCGTGGCGGCGGTGCCCAAGCCCAAACTGGTCCGGGCGGTCGCGCCCGACTCCGCCACCCATTTGCTCCCATCCCCGACGATGAAATTGCTGTCGGTCTTGGCCAGGGTGGTGATCTGGCCCAGGTCCGCCAGGGGGGCCGCAGTGACCCGCAGCTCTACCCTGGTACCGACGGCCCAGGTCGCATCGCTGGTGCCTTCCTGCGCCCGGACGATGGTCAGGGTATCGGTGGAGCGGGCAGTGCATTTGACGATCTCCCAGGAGGTCTCCGTGGTGCCCGTCAGACCGATCAGCGTCAACAGGAAATAGTCCCCGCCCGTGGGGCTGGGGAAGCGGGCGCCTTGGCCCGTGGTCAGCGCCAGGCTGGTGGCACCCGCGTTGAGTTGTGAGGCCAGCGTGCCCCAGGCATTGTTCGTGAAGAGCTGTGGCATCAGACGATCTCCTTTACCCGCATCCGAAACTCATCTTCCTTGATGCGCCCGTCCTGCGTTTCCATTGTCACGGTGACTTTATAGGTCGTGCCCGAGACGCCGCCGGAGATCCACAACTTCACCCGGGGATCGTTGATGTTGATCAACTCGATGGCCAAGTCGTCATCATCGGCGCTAGGAGTGACGGCCGTGGTGGCGCTCGCCACGTTGTCATCGGAGGTCAACCACTCACTGTAGTCGATATCGTAGTCCAGCACTTCTCCGGGTTGTTTGGTCAGGGTGCCGAGGAGCATTAGCAGGTCACCTGTAAAAGGCGGTTATCGCCCGGGACGACCAGTACCCGCGCTTCATCCAGCGCAGCCATATCCAAGGTCGAGCCTGGCACGGTCAAGGTGCGGCAAACGGGGGCAGGGGTTTCTACCGCCAGGCGGCCGGTGACAGAAGCCGTAGCACTGGCCGTTGCAGACACCGACCCGGCACGGGTCAGAAGGGGGGTGACGTCCGCGGTCAGGCTGCCAGAGACAACAACAGCGCCCGTTAGGAGCTTTGCACCCAGGGCGGAGCCTTCGCTACTCGCCTGGGCGGCGACCTCGCCCCAGTAGCGGTAATACTGTGTCGCCAGGGCCTCGCTGGTGGCCGTGGCCGCGCCCTCGACCTCGCCCCAATACTGGTAGGCATAGGTCGTATTGGTCAGGCTCAGACTGGCGGAAGCGGCTACCTCGGCCCAATGCTGGGTGGCGAAGGCTGAACTAACGAAGGTCGATCCCGCTGAGGCGCTGACACGCCCGCCGTGGATGTGGATCGGCAGGGCGAACCCACTGCCGCCCGCGGAAAAGCCCGCAGTCGCCGGCTGAAATTGCGTCGCCGTGGCAGAAAAAGCTGTGGCGTCAGCACTGGCACTGACGAAACCCGGGTTGATCAGAGATCCGGCCGCGGTCCCGGTACAGTTTGCAGTCCCCGCCGCATACGACAGGATTCCCGCCGTGTACGTTGCTTGGTCGAGCGTAACCCCCGCGGTCGCCGTTGCGTTGGCATGTTGTACCCGGTAGGCGTAGCCCGTACCCGTCGCGCCCCAGGAGCCCTCGACCGTGGCCACTTGCTTACTGACGGCATCCGCCGCCAGGCTCGACGTGGTAGTGGCCTCCGCGAAGCCGTCGTAGCGAACGAATGCCTCGCCCGACAACTGTACCGACGCTTCGACGCGGCCGTGGGCGCTGGCCGTACCGACAACAGGACTACCGAAACGTGCTCGGACGTCCGCATCGGCCCCGGCGCTGGCCGTGACGCGGGCGAACTGAACCTTGGTCCCGTCAACGGTGGCGCTGGCGCCCGCGCTGGCAGTGGCCTCGCCAAACTCCGCGTCGGGGATGGCAAAGCCGCGGGACAGGGTATACGCCGTAACGGCGCCGTAGACATCGCGCAGGACGTATAGGTTGACGCTACAGGACGCCGACCCCGCGGCTGACGCCGCCTGGGTACGAATGCCAGACGCGCTTACGCCGCTGGTTGCACTGAACGACGCTGCCGCGGCTTCCTGGTGGGTAGCAGTAGCGGCTGCGGCGATGCCCGCGCTGGCCGCCGCCCCGCCACCGTGGATCAGCGTAACGGACGCGGTTGCGGACGCCCCCAGGGTCGCCGCCACCAGGGCGGACTTGACCCAGGACGCCAGCGCGGACTGGTTAACCGCGAAACCGTTAAGCGTGCCGGTGGTCACGGCGAGTCAGGCGATCAGTCGACGGTGAAGACGATCGAGTTGGCGGCGAAGCTCAGCACGTCGCCCTGGGCCAGGGTCTTGCTGGTGGTCAGCTCGCCGTAGAACAACAGGTTTCCCTCGGTCAGGGCGGTGTAAATACCAACATGAGTCACCGTGATGGGTGCGGCCCCGTCATTCGCCGGGAAAGTGATAGTGTTTGAGTTTTTAGTTTGCCCTGTACCAGCGTCGATGACGGTCCAAGTAGCTTCTTGGCGCACGTAATCTCCCCAGGTCCCGGCAGGGTCAACCTCCGTAACCGATCCTGTTTCGCCCGAGGAAACCGCGGTTAACAGGGCCAAGTAAACTGTTCCACCATCATAAGAATCGCCACGCAGGAAGATATCAACGATCTTGCCTTCGGTATAGTTGGAAAACGCGCCAGTAGTGGGCATGGGAATCTCCGGTCAGAAATAACGGGCGGCTAGGCCGTCCCCTTGGAATCGTCAACCGGCGAGCTTGCTGACGCCGACTGAATGGATTGGCCCAGCGCGGCATCCGCCAGGGCTTGATGCGCCTGGGACCGTTGCGCGTTGGCCGCATATTCCGCGTCCTTGGCGTAGGCCCGGGCCAGGATCAGGTCGACCACGACCCCGACATAGGTGTCGTCCAGGTCGATGGTGCTGCTTAGCGTGCCCGCGGTGATCTCGGTCGGGGCGGCGCTGTAGACCACCTCGATGGTGTTGGTGACCGCCGCGGGCGGGTACACCAGAAACTCCTTGGGCAGGAGGGGATCGAAGACGTAGAGCTGGATGTCGGCCTCGGCTGCTTCGCTGTGCCAGGTCGGATGCTCATTGTCCAACACCGACTGCGTGACCAGTTTGATGGCCCGCTTGTTCGTGCTCGATACGTTGCGGATGACACTGCGCAGGCGCAGGGCCGTGGGAAAGCCGCCCACCGATTTGGTCAGCACCTGCCGGGTCCCGGCGGCGCAGGTAAAGGTCCCGGACTTCATGTTGCTGTCCGGGCGCTGGAGAACGACGTAGCGCATGGCGTCGTTCAACCAGTTGATCATCTCGCTTTCCGGCCAGCGAATCCCGTTGTCCTGCAAGATGTTGCTACACCGAGTCAGGATCTGTTGAGCGGTCACCGATGACATGGCGTTGTCCTAAAAGGATTGTAGATGCACACGAAGGACAGCTGTCCCGCCACCTCGCGCCCGCCGTAACTGTTGCCGGGCAATGGCGTCACGAAAGATGGCTAGGTCTTCCGCTTCAAACTGCGGGTTGACCCAATCGCCATAGTTGCGGCGCACCCAAGCCCGCGCCCCGGCGGCAATCGCCGTGCGAAAATCGCTGTACAGGGCATCCTGGACCCGCGTTGCCGTGTCCTTGGGTCGCACACTGACCGTAGCGGACAGGGTTTCGTCCGCGTCAGGGACAGGACCCAGCACCAGGGTACGGTCGCCTTCCAGGTAATAATGGGTAGGAGTGCCACTGGCCTGGCCATAGCCATCCGCGGCGTAATCATCCCGATTGGTCGGAGTCAACAACTGCTGATCACGCCGCACCGTCAACACTTCCCAGTGGGTATCCGTGTCCGGGTATAGCTCGACCGTCGCCTCATTGGCTACGACATCGACATCCACCGCGGAGGTGAACAACCGGGTTTCCTGGCAGAACTGAATGCAGGCATCCCGCACCGCGTTCTCCAGGATCATCTCCGGGCACCCTGGCAGACGCCCCAGCACCAGTGGCAGGAACTGTTCCAGGGTAACCATCAATCCGCCTCAGCCGGTCTAATCTTCCGTGGCCTACCCCGCAGACGCGTAGGGGACGACGGGAGCGGTTCATCCAAACGGTAGCCTTCGGTGATCGCCTGAAACCGCGCCAAATGACGCGGCTCCGCGACTTCACAGCACCAGTCAGGAGGCAGAAAGGCATACGCCACCCCATCCAGGGTGACGACATGCCCATTGGGCCGCTTGATCAGGCTATAAACCCGCATCAGCTCGCGCCTTCCCAATTGGTGCCAGAGGCCGCCGAGACGATGTGCTGGCCGCTCAGCGGATGCACCACGACCACGTACTGATCGGTGGGATTGGCCGAAGCCACCAGGGTAGCAGCAAAGATGCCACTGGCCGCGGTGGTCACCAACCAGGCTTTTTTGGCTGTCAGCGCCTGCAAGATCGTACCGGTGGAGGCCGTCAAGTCGCCGGAATAGGTATCCGCCGTCAAGCCCGTGCCGGTATTGGTCTCACTCATGAAGACGATAAAGGTCTGAATCGCCCCCAAGGTGGCCCCGCTGCTTTGCTTCAACGTGATGGTGATGTCCATGCCATCGGTGGTAGACGATTTCGCCAATCCGATCGTGGCCGTAAACATCGGGGTCTGGGTGCCCACGATCAGGCTGCCGCCGATCATGGCCGTTCCCGTCACGCTCAGGTCACCGCTAACACCCAGGTCGTCGCCAACACTCAGGTCATCGGTAACTGTTGCGTCTTCTGTCGTCAGAGTTTCGACGACAAACGTCTCGTCCTGATGCAGGGTATTCGTGCCGGTAATTGCCATGACTTATTTCCCCCGCGACCGGCCCATGCCGCCCAGTTTGCTCTTGATGGCGGACTTGACCATGCCGCCACCCATAGGACGGGCCATGCCCGGTGACGGCATCACGCCGCGACCCGGAACGCCACCGCCCATCCCAGGACGCCCGCGCATCGGCGGTTTCATGCCACCCAGGGGTGGCCTCATACCAATAGGCATCTCATTCATCCTCGCGGCTGAACCGCGTCAATAAGGACAGGCGGGGTTGCCCCCGCCCGCAGATCAACCGCCATATTGGGTTGCGCGATAGCTCAGACTCAGATAGACCGTGCCAGCGCCTGGGGTACCAGCCGCCGTAGCTACCTTGAAGCCCAGCTTCTTTTTGGTGGCGCCGTCGGTGTTGAGCAGCAGCATGGTTTCAGTCATGGTGACCCGGGCCAAGCTGGTAGTGCCATCCACCAGAATGGAGTTCACCAGTTCGGTGGTGAGATCGGTTTCGCCCGCATTCACGATGCCAAAGTCAAGATCCAGCGCAGATCCGGTATCAATCCCGGCCGTCATGGCGCAGATGGCATCGACAAAGGCGCAGTTCTCGGGCAGATAACCCATGGTGATGATGTCATTGGCCGCCAGGGCATCGACTTCCGCCGAGGTCATGGTGTGAGACATCAGAACATTGATGACTTCCGGCCCCGTAGGGACGGGCATCACTTTCGCCCCGGTAGCCCAGGGGGAACGATAAGACAGCGCAGCAGTACTCATGTGGTCACCTCAATTAGGACGGGTCAGCGCAGGCGGTATCCAGGGCCACCAGGCCGAAATCGCGGCTGGTGCTGTCGATGGTGAAGGCAGTCTTCTTGACCCCGAAGATGGACGAGGTGGTAATAACCAACTGGTTATCCCGATCCTCCATTTCCTCGTGCCAGTCGAAGCGCAGCCCGGACCCGGGCGAACCAAAAGCCACGACGCCCGCTTGCCGGCCCATGAACAGGGCACGGGCGGCCGCCACGTTACTGCCAGCCCCATAGTCGCTGAAGCGAATGACGCCCTTGTGCTTGTGCAGAATGACGTTGTTGTGCATCCCCAGACCGCCCTTGAACAAGGGGCTGGAACGTCCTTCCGCACCCGCGGCCGCCTTCTGGATATCCAGCCACTGGCCGGTGGAGGTCGATACGCGCAGGTCGTATTCCTGCCAGGGGTGCATGACGAGGACGTAATGGGGCTCGCCGTCGATCTCACACGGCTGAAGGGCTGGGATACCGGAGGTGCCGCCGCCCATGGTCTCGGCTCGGGCAATGGCCCGGTCGATCAGGGTCAGGTCCAGCTTGTCGGCTGAATCCACCGTCGCCTTGCTGGTGGCATTGCCGCCGTACAGCAAATGCTGGGTATCGGGGGCCACGAAACTATTGCTGGCATAGCCGGTGAACGTGGTTGGCTCGATGAAATCGGCATTGACGCCGCGGGACCCGGAAAGGTACATGAACAAGGTCTCGTCCATCAGCCTGGCCCACCAGTCGCCCTCGCGTTTGCGAGCGACATCGCGCATATTGTGCAGGGTGCGCTTGCGGCTCATGCGTCCGCCGGTATTGACACCGTGCCGGATCTGGTCGATGTAGAGAGAATCCGTATAGAATTTCAGCCAAATGTTCGATACGGTACGCAACACCGCATCCGCCCAGATTTGGGCAGCTACCAGTATCCCGGTAGAGCAGACTATATCATCAGCCCGGCGTGTTTCCGGGTTGCTCCGCACTTCCACAGCCATTTGCTTGCTGTGTACTCCCTTTCGGGATAGTCGTTGAACCTTCAGAACCGGAGTGGTGCGGACAAACTCCGCCGTTGCGATAACGGCCTTGATTGCAGTTTGCGCACAAGACTTGGAATCCTTTAGGGAATCCGTTGTTTTCCAGCCAGCGATAGGTTTTGTAACCACTCGCGTCTCGGTATCCATCGCCAGATAGTTCGCGGCGATGTTGTGATCCGTTATTGGCGATATGGTCAATGGTGAGAAACAAGGGTTCTGTTTCTCCGCAACATTGACACCGATAGCCGCCATAGGCTGCGAAAACTGAGTCTTTGAGACGTTGATACCTTCTATCAAACCAAAGTTTTTTCTTGTCTTTGTTCTCGGCATAGTAAACGCGCATCCGCTCAGCTTCACACGATTTGCATCGTGCTGAGATAAGCCCTGGGCGTTTACCGGCTGCATGAACATAAAATTCTGAAAGGCTTTTGGTCTGATTACACTTGGTACACGTCTTCACTCTGGCTCCGCTTGGCTGCTGATTGTCTGTAGTATTCTACACTTCTACAGATGTCCCAGCAATTCACGGAGTTTTCACTGAACGTTTACACGTTCAGGGGACCTTCGTATTGATCCTCTTCATTCCCACGCAAAATCGCGTCGCCCGTGACGGGGCGGCTCTTCAACTGCATTACCAGGTCGTAGGAAATTTTGTCGCCCGCATCATTTTCGAGATGGGGCAGGATCTGCAATGGGGTATCGGCGGATTCCCCCACGCCCATGAACTTCTTTGAGAAGTAGGATTTGCGGCCAACGTCGACCGCCAGCACCTTACTATATTTTTGGACGGCTTTAGGGTCGCCCACACCCACGATGGTCATAGCCATGAATGCGCTCCACGGAAGTTAAGTACCTCCAGGAACGCACTCCTGCGCGTCACCTGATGCACCCCTAGCATAGGCCCGCGATTAGCATTTGATGACGACGGCTTATCGCCAGGGATGCGCCGTCGTTGTTACCCGATGAGGGTCATTGTCCGTACCCAGCGATAGCCGGATCTTGGCGAGATCATCCGCCGGTTGGATCATCACCCCGTTGTCCGCTACGATTTCCAATCGTGCTCGACGCCCGGATTTCGCCCGCAGTGTCACCTTGACCTCACCCACCCCGCGCAAACACAAGGTTTCGCCTACTCGCAAATCATGAAAGCTCGCCATGTGCGCCTCGGGGTGCTGGGGTGAAGGGTTATTGGGACAGATAGCGGTCAAGCTGATCGGGCGATAGCTTGGCGAGAGCCCGTTCCGCCTCTAGTCCATTGAGCTTGTCCAGATAGGCAAACTCGTCCGCCGCCGGGTCGGGGGTCATGGCCGTTGGGATTCCGCCCAGGGTCGGCGGGGGTGGCGGGGCATTGGGCCGCCCGCGCTTTGCCGGGGGTGGGGCTCCACCCGCTGGTTTGGCCGGTTCACCCGCCTGCATTCCCAGGCCAGCCGCCAGTTCCCGAACCTTTTCCCGACTCAATCGCCCGGCTTCTTCCAGAAACCAGGCCATGTCGCGCTTGGTGTTGGCTTCATCCGCCGCCAGGAGTTTCAACGCGCCCTCGAAGGCATGGGAAATAACCGGATCATCCCGGAAGGCACGATTCTCCGGCTTCCTGAAATACGCTTCCTGTTCCCAGGCCCACCGTTGAGCAATCGCCTGTTGATGCTGTTCCCGGGCCATATCCGCCTTGAGGGCCGCCGCCCGCAGTTGCCACTCGTGTTCATTGAGTTGGCGCTGTTGCTGCTGGAAGGTGGCCAGGTCGATATCCCCGTT